AGCCGCGCTGAAATCGACGTCACCACCATCGGCCAAACCCCTGGTCAGTACGTGCCCTTCCGCACCTACATCAGCGGCTTCGGCGACGGCACCGGCACCGCCACGGTCTACATGACCAACGAGGACGTCGCCCTGTCCAATCGCATGATCCAGGACGTGCTGCAGCGCCAGCAAGACGGCGCCGCCTTCAAGCTGTACACCGACCGGGTGTTCAGTGGCGGCAGCCTGAGCGAGACCCTCAGCCGCTCGATCAGCTTCGACGCTGTGCTGACCTCCGCCAGCCTGAACATCAACCCCGACGACGCCCAATCGGTGACCGTCAACTTCCGCCCGGCTGGCACCCCCACCTTCGACTTCTCCCAGTCCTGATCCAACTCAAAATCAGCACACGGCCCCAGGCAACTGGGGCTTTTTGCTGTCTAGTCCGCTACATTAGAACGATAAACAAGCACTTTGTATGCCTGTTCCCGTCCGCGCCATTGACCGCCTCCGCAAGGCCGCCAACCTGGAGCCCGCCAAAAAGACCGTCACGCTTAGCGACGGCAGCGACTTTGAGATGTGGGTGACGCCGCTGACCATGGCCGAGCGCGAACGCGCCCAAAAACAAGCCAAGTCCGACGACGCCAACGCCTTCGCCCTCCAGCTGCTCATCACCAAAGCCCTAGACGACACTGGCGCCAAGATCTTCAACGCTGGCGAAATCGACGTCCTGAAGAATGAAGTCAAGGACAAAGACCTGCAAGCCCTGATGCTGGCGATCCTGACCGACGGCGAGGAACCCATCGACCCAAAATCCTGAGTGCCGAGCTTCGGAAAGACACCTGGCTCATGCTCCAATTCGGAGTCGCCAAAGAGCTAGGCAAAACCCTTTCCGAAATCAGCACCACGATGACCGCGGAGGAATTACTCGGCTGGAGCGCCTACTTCCAAATCCTGAACGAGGACCAGCAAAAGGAACTCGACAAGGCCAAACGCCGCCACTAACCCCGGCGGCTTTTTACGGCGTAAACTGAAGTACCAGACTATGTTCCGTAGCCGTGGCGAAATACACCGCAGACATCGAGATTGCCGTCCGCGGTGCCGCACAGGTAGATGGCCTGATAAAAAATCTTAACAGACTCAACAATTCAATCAATGTTGTTAACAGAAACGCAAAGCTGCTTGAGGGCAAAGGTTTTAACGTTGCCAGCATGGAAAACTATAGCCGTGCTGTATTTAAAGCGGAAAACGCATTAAGAAAAGCTGCACAGGAAACAAGACAAGAAGAGAGGGCCGTCAGATCTCTTGTAAGCGCAATGGAGATCGAGAACAAAGCTCGCGCTAGGCGTAACTTTTTGATTGCACAAGAAGTAGCAAACCGCCGTCAAGTTACTGCTACGGCCAACGCAGGTTTTGGTCTACAAGGCCCGCAAGCAGCAAATATCCGCGCCGGTAGAGGTCCTGCATCACCCTTGCGTGGCACCGCAAACATGCCGGGCTCCCCTGCGGCACTTGCGGCAACAACGGCCGGAGGCGGTTTAGCTAGAGGAGCAGGAGGAGGAATGGCAGGGCGTCTAGGACAAGCACTAAGTAGTGCTCTTATCGGTGGAGGCTTTCCCCTGCTTTTTGGTCAAGGTGCTGGCGCGGCTGTAGGTGGTGGCTTAGGTGGTTTAGCCGGTGGTGCACTCGGTGGTGGTTTGGGGTTCGGTCTATCCATCGTCGGCACGTTACTTGGGGATATTGCATCTCGCGGCCAAGCCGTAAAACAACTGGGACAGGATTTAGGTTTTTCCGCACAACAGGCCCAAGCCCTTGCTAGCGCATTTAAAACCGCAAATACTGATGTAGAAACGTTCACTGCTGTAATCCAAAATATTCGCGGCCTTGGCTTAGAACTTGAAGACCAAGCAGAATTAATTAAATTAACCACAACACTTACTGAAAAGTACGGCGGCCAGTTTGACAAAGTAGGCAACGCAATTACATCTGCCCTGGAGTCCGGCAAAGTAAGCCAGGCAACGCTTAACCAACTAACCAGCCAAGGAATCAATATCCAGCAGGCACTTGCTGACAAACTGGGTGTCTCAAGAGATCGCCTATTGGAGATGGCCAAAAAAGGTCAAATTTCCGTGCAAGATCTTGTCGATACTCTTGTTGATGTAGGTAACAAAGGTGCTCAAGCAGTCAAAAAGCCCGCTACGGGCATTGAAATGCTCGGCAAAGCGTCCAAAGATCTCGGAAAAGCCATCGGAGATTTAGGTGGTGCAATCGTTAAATCTCTGACCCCACCATTTAACTGGCTCGCAGCAAGACTATCCGGCATTATCAGCCTCGCCGCCCAAGGTATACAAGGTATTGCTAATTTGCTTAGCGGCGGCACACAATCTACAGCTATAGCTAATGCACGCGCAAGAAAACTTTTATTTGAAGAGACAGGCGGTGCAGCCCCAATGCGCGGAAACCTAACCGTCGCACAAACAGCCCGTCTCCGCATATTAGAAACACAACAGCAAAAAGTAGTTGCCGCAGCGGAAACAAAAATAAAACCTATCGACGTTCGCGGACTGGGACAAGCAGCACCATCGGGCGGTGGTTCTGACAAAGCCGCAAAAGATGCAGCACGTTTGGCACAGCAACTCCAAGAACAACTGCGTAGCGCTAAAGACTTAGTAACCAAAAAACAAGCAGAACTAAATCTCACAAAAGCTATCTCCGAAGAAGACAAACTGAAAGGTAAATACGAAGCAACGCGTACTGAGCGTATGCAAAATTATGTAAAACTTTTGAATAAATCTTTGAGTGACGCCGAACGTGCATCTCTGGTTGAAGCACAAACACTTGATATTCAAATTTCCAGAATGGAATACGAAAAAGAACTTAGTGTAATAAGAAAACAGCAGGTAGAAGATCTATACGCCATGCTTGGTGTATCTAATCTTCTCAACCTGAACTTCGAGCGGATGGCGTCTTTTGTAGGCGCTGGTAAGCCGGGCCTAGCATTTAATCCAAATATGAATCTTGTTCCGTCTTTAACTGGCGGCGAACTAGGAGGAAAAGCTGAGCAAGCCCGCTTGGAACTCGAAAAACTCATCGCTCCAGCTGAACAACTAGCCAGCGTTGCTGAAGGCATCGGTTCAGCATTTGCCAACTCCTTTAAAGGAGTCGCTTCTGGCGCGATGACTGCTCAAGAGGCTTTATCCGCATTCTTCCAAACAGTTGCGGATCGTTTCCTAGACATGGCGGCTCAGGTCATCTCCAAGTGGATCGAAATGACGATCCTCAACAGCGTCCTCAGCCTTTTCCCCGGCGGCACAATGTTTAAAGGCGCCGGCCCCGTATCTGGTGCGGCAGCATTTAGCGGTGCTGGCATGGGAGCCAAAGGCTTTTTACTGCCCCAGATACTTCCAGGCAGAGCAGCAGGCGGTCCCGTATCTGCTGGCTCGCCCTACATCGTCGGCGAACGCGGCCCCGAACTGTTTGTTCCCGGCCGCAGCGGCGGTATCGTGCCCAACGACAGCCTCGGGATGGGAAGCGCCAACGTCGTGGTGAACGTAGACGCCAGCGGATCTAATGTTCAAGGCGATGGCAACCAAGCCAGCCAGCTCGGCAAAGCCATCGGCATCGCGGTCCAGCAAGAACTCATCAAACAAAAACGTCCTGGAGGCTTGCTCGCCTAATGGCCACCTTCCCCAGCTACAACCCGACCTACTCGGCCAACAAGAGCAGTCAGCCGAATGTCCGCACGGTCCAGTTTGGCGACGGCTACCAACAGCGCCTGACTTACGGCCTCAACCAAAATCCGAAAGAGTGGCGCCTCAGCTTCAACGTCACCGACGCTGACGCCGACATCATTGAAACCTTCCTCAATGCCCGCGCCGCCGACAACGCCAGCTTCGACTGGACCCCACCCGACACCACCACGTCTTACAAGTGGATCTGCCCCAGCTGGACCCGCGAAATGTACGAGTTCCAGCGCAGCAAAATCGACGTCACCTTCCGCCAGGTTTTCGAACCTTAAACTACTAGTACAGGAGACCACCCATGAGCACCATCGTTACCCGCGCTGGCAAGGGGAGCGCCCTGACGCATGCGGAGGTGGACGCCAATTTCACGAACCTTGGCTACTCAATCCCTGATGGTGCGCTGCAAGTAGCAACACCCACAACCGGCACAACTGTGACGGTAAATGACAACGCTGCCGCGCTAATTCTCAAGCACACTGCCACCATCGCAACGCTGACTCTTACGCTCCCATCGTCACCCGTAAACGGCCAGAGAATTTTTATTTGTACGCGCTCAACCGTGACCACATTGACCATTAGCGCAGCGGCAGGACAGACTTTGTACGGAACCGCCACGACGATTGCGGCAACGTCGCCGCGTTGTTTTGTCTATGAGTCAGCTACGACCAGCTGGTACCGCTTGGTGTAGCGACCATGACTCTCTATGTAGATTCTGGCTACTGGGCAGATTACGCAGAAGGCGATTTATTCTCGCCTCCAATTTCAGACGCTCAAGGCATTGCCCCGAGCGCAATTATTGAGCTTTTTCAGCTGCAGTTAAATGCAGCGCAGCATGGCGTTAATGAAACCTATTACTTCCATGCTGGAGCCAACTTAAACGGCGCCAATGACGTGGTGTGGAACGGCACCAGCTACCTGCGCTTCCCGCTGCAAGCGGAGGGCTTTGAGTATTCCGGCAAGGGCACCCTGCCCCGGCCCACGATCCGCTGCAGCAACATCCTGGGCACAATCACCGCCATCCTGGCCGGGCTGCCATCAGGACTGGAAGGCGCGAAAGTGACGCGGATCCGCACCATGGCCCGCTACATCGACGCGGTGAACTTTCCTGGTGGTGTCAGTCCTTATACGCCCGACCCTGCCGCCGAATTTGCTCGGCAGGTGTACTACATCGATCGCAAGGTCAGCGAAACCCGCGACGTGGTGGAGTTTGAGCTGGCTGCAGCGTTTGACCTGGCCGGTGTGCGTGCGCCTAAGCGGCAGTGCATCGCAAACATCTGCCAGTGGGTCTACAAGTCCACGGAGTGCAGCTACACGCCGGTCGCCAGCTTTAGCGGCACCTACAGCCGCACGACCACAACCGTCACTGTCACGGCTACAGCGCACGGCCTTAGCGTGGGCGATCAGGTGTGGCTCAACTTCACTACCGGCTTGGCTGCCAGCGGCTCCTACACAGTGGTCACAGCCGCGGCCAACACCTTTACGGTCACAACCACCGCAAGCGGCAGCACCAGCGGCAACGTGACCGCTACGCAGTGGTATGACGCAGACGATCAACCCGTCTACCTATCCACCAGCGACACCTGCCCCAAGCGGCTGAGCAGCTGCGAGGCGCGCTTCGGCGCGAAGAATGAGCTGCCGTTTGGATCCTTCCCTGGCGTCGGGACGTACTTCACATGACTTGGCGCGACGCAGCCCTGGAGCACGCCAAAGCGGAAGACCCCCGCGAAGCCTGCGGCTTGGTGGTCGTCATCAAGGGTCGCCGGCGTTACTGGCCGTGCACGAACCTTTGCACCGGCTCCGACCAGTTCATCCTGTCGCCGGACGACTACGCCGCAGCGGAGGACGCAGGCGAGATCGTGGCGGTCTTTCACAGCCATCCGGTGACGCCTCCAGTGCCCAGCGGGCCAGACCTGGTTGCGTGCGAGCGCAGCGGTCTGCCCTGGTACATCGTCAACCCCAAGACCGAGACCTGGGGCGAATGTGAACCAAGCGGCCACCAGGCCCCGCTGATCGGACGGGAATGGGCCTGGGGGATCACCGACTGCTGGACGCTGGTGCGTGACTGGTATCTGGAGCAGGGCCTGAACTTGCCGGACTGGGAGCGCCCGCTGACGCCCGAGGCATTTGAGGCGGAGCCGATGTTCGATGACTGCTGGACGCTGGCCGGCTTCCGTGAGCTGCGGGAGGACGAGGAGCTGGAGGTGGGCGATGCGCTGCTGATGAGCATCAGCGGGCCAGGGCTCAACCATGTGGGCGTTTACATCGGAGACGGCCTGGTGCTGCATCACATCCGGGGCCGACTGAGCAGTCGTGATCTATACGGCGGTGGCGGCTGGCTTCAGAAATGCACGGGCCGTAGGCTGCGGCACCCTGAATTCATTACGATGAGCAGAGGTTGAGGCGGATCATGTTGCGCGAGATCCGGGTATACGGACGACTGGCAAAATTCCTCGGCAAACGGGTGTTCCGGGCAGAAGTCGCCACTGCTGCTGAGGCTGTGCGGTTCTTGGTAGCGAACTTTCCGCAGCTCGAAAAGCACATGGCCGACCAGCACTATCGCGTAAGTGTTGGCAACTACGACCTAAGCATGGATGAGCTGCATGATCCAGCCGGTCAGCAGCAGATCAAGATCGTGCCGGTGTTGGCGGGTGCTGGTGCCGTCGGGCGCATCATCGGCGGCGTGGCATTGCTGGCTGCTGCCGTGTTTATCCCCGGTGCAGCTGCATGGCTTGGACCGACTGCGTTCAGCCTGATCGTTGGCGTGGGCGCCAGCTTGGTGCTTGGCGGTGTGGCGCAGCTGCTGACCCCTGTGCCACAAACGATTGCCCCAGGAGCGAGCGGCAACGACACCCAAAAGGATCCGCGCAAGTCCTACAGCTTCTCGGGCATCCAGAACACAGGCCGTCAGGGCGTGCCGGTGCCCATTGTCTACGGCGAAACCATCGTCGGTTCTGTGGTGATCAGCGCCGGCATCGACACTGTGCAGGTGGTCTATGACAGTGGGCCGTCGATTAACGACATCGCAATGGCAGCCGTAAAGAAAATGTTTAAGGCGGGTTGACGATGAAAACAATCATCGGCTCTGGTGGTGGCGGTGGCGGCGGGTGCTTCCTTGGGCACACGCTGGTGCAGACCCCTGATGGCCCGCGGGCTATCGAGACGCTGCAGCCCGGCGACCTGGTGGTCAGCTTCGATGACCAGGGCCAGCTGCATCACGCCAAGGTTCTGAAGGTTCACGTCCACGAAGGTGAGCGCGTGGTGCGTTACAGCCTGTGGGGCGGTGCCGTGCTGGATGCCACCCCGAATCACTGGGTGCTAAACCAGTTCAACGCCTTCGTTGAGATCGGTTCGCTGGGCAGCGATGACTGCCTGGTGGATGAGAACGACCATCTGCGCCCAATCGTGGAGCGCACGGAGTTCTGCACCGGCACCGTCTACAACCTCACCGTTGAGGGCCATCACACCTTCATCGCCGGCGGCATCAGGGTTCACAACGCTGGCCTGGGCCTCGGCATTGCGGGCGCAGGCGGCGGCGGTGGCGGCGGCAAGGGCGGTGGCGGCGGGGCACGCACGCCTACAGAAGCAGCCGACAGTCTCAGCTCGACGCAATACGCCAATTTAATTGACTTGATTAGTGAAGGCGAAATTGAAGGATTAAAGGACGGGCCACGATCAGTATTTATTGAAAATACGCCACTAGCCAATGCTGCCATTGCTGCCACTTATTCACAAACAGGAAATACAATTACTATTACCTCTAATCAGCATGGTCTAGCTACTGGCGCCGCTATTTATCTGACTTTTACAAGTGGATTGGCCGTAACTGGATCGTACTTGATCCAAACAACAGCAACAAACACATTTACGGTACAAGCGATCAATTCGACCACAACAAGCGGATCTGCAAGCTGGTCAACTTTTAATTTCTCCAACTTTGCAATTACCACACGCGAAGGGACTCAGGCTCAATCCGCCATTCCTACCGCAGACGGAACAGAAGACGAAAAGGCTGTTGGCGTTACTGTGCAGCAGGCCACGCCGGTAGTCCGCAGCATCACAGACATCAACGTGGACGCAGTGCGCGTCACGATCACGGTACCAGCGCTGCAGCAGTTTACCGATGAGGGTGACATCAACGGCACCAGTGTTCAGCTGCAGATTGCCGTGCAGTATAACGGCGGCGGCTATACAACCGTTATCAACGACACCATTCAAGGCCGCACGCCGGATCAGTACCAACGTGATTATCTGATCAATTTAAGCGGGGCGTTCCCGGTAGACATTCGCGTCACTCGTGTAACGGCAGATAGCGCCAGCGCCAAGTTGGTGAACGCTTTTAGTTGGTCAACCTACACAGAAATCGTATACGCAAAACTGAGATACCCGAACTCCGCGTTAATTGCGGCGAGATTTGACGCAGAGCAGTTTAACTCCATCCCCCGCCGCAGTTACCTAATCCGCGGCATCAAGGTGGCGATCCCCAGCAACGCCACGGTGGACTCGACCACGGGGCGGCTGATCTATGCCGGCTTATGGAACGGCACCTTCGGCGCAGCGCAGTGGACGACGGACCCGGCCTGGTGCCTATGGGATCTGCTGACCTCCACCCGTTACGGATTCGGCAATCACATCCAAGCAGCACAACTGGATAAGTGGGCTTTTTACTCCGCCAGTACATATGCCTCAACGCTTGTTGATGACGGTTTTGGCGGCCAAGAGCCACGCTTCAGCTGCAATATCAACATCCAGACCGCTGAGGATGCCTACAAGCTGATCAACGACATGTGTTCGGTATTCCGGGCCATGCCCTATTGGAGCACTGGGGCGCTGACGATCAGCCAAGACAAGCCTGGCGACTCGGCCTATCTGTTCACCCTGGCAAACGTTTCTGAAGAGGGTTTCAGCTACTCCGGCAGCAGCCTCAAGATCCGCCCCAACGTGGCGGTGGTCAGCTACCTCGACCTCAACACCCGCGATATTGCCTATGAGGTAGTGGAGGACACGGCGTCTATTGCTAAATACGGCGCAGTCACCACAGAGGTATCAGCTTTTGCTTGTACAAGTCGCGGCCAAGCATCTCGAATTGGCGAATGGCTTTTGTACTCTGAGCAGTACGAAGGAAATGTGGTCAGCTTCAAGGCATCCATCGACGCCGGTGTGCTGGTCCGCCCCGGCCAAGTAATTGATATTAGCGATCCCGTCATCGCCGGCCAACGTCGCGGCGGACGCATTTCAGCGGCAACAACTACAACTGTCACCGTTGATAACGCCAGCGGATTAAGCGCCGGCAACAACCGCACGCTGTCGGTGATCCTGCCCGATGGCACCGTCGAGACCCGAAACGTCAGCAGCATTAGCGGCACCGTGGTCACTGTCGCTTCGGCGTTCACCACTGCGCCTAACGCAAACAGCGTCTGGATCTACCAGACCGACGACATTCAAACTTCTCAGTGGCGCGTTATTAGCG